TCACTTTTCCCAACATATCCTCCACAGTGCTTTGATGTGCGGGTTTTCGTTGCGGTCAGCATGACATCCTAGCAGCGCTTCTTTTGGGTCTACGCCTGCTACTTCGGCAAGAAAAACTATTTCATTATCAGATACATAGCGCTTGCCTTTGCGCATTTGCGTGATTTGAGACGGATGGACTCCGAAATCATGGGCAATTTGTTTGTCTTGCGCATAGTTTTTGGCGTGTTTGTAGGCGTCAAGTAGCTGATTTATATACATAGCAATTCCTCCCTTTGTCCCCATTGTAGATGTTTACTTGCGCAATTTCGCAACTTGCGCTTGTGATAAATCACAATTAGAGTTGTGAAAAATCGCAATCAAGATTGCATTAAGGATAGCCCATGAACGCCTCAACAGCCCCACGCGAAACCCAAACTTATCAGTCCGGTGCTGTTGTGCTCGAGGTAAAAGGCAGTCAACAGCATTGGCTGTATATCGACGGCACGTTTTTCAGCTTTGATTGGCTTGATGCCTGCGACAACGGACATGTGTCTTTCTTTCGCTTTGTTCCCGGTGCGGGTGACGTCGTTCTTTGCGGTGTTGCGCCGGATGCCCCGTGTCACGCTGACATCATGGCTGTGTTGAAACAGTCTCGCCTGATTCGCGGGTAACGTCCCCATGTGCAGCAACCTCTATTTCGAAATGCAGGAAAACGGAGACGGCTTCGCCTTTATTGGCGGTGAGCCGGAGTATTTCCACTGCATGAATGAGTTGCTGATTATTGGACAAGAATTCTACCCAGAGGGCTTTGAGCTGGTCGAGGTGACCGCTGAGAACTGGGAAGAGCTTAACGCAAGTGGCGCATTTGAAAGGGATTTCAGTGATGAAGACGATTATTGATTACCTCTCTTTCACATGGCGTCCGGATGAATTGTCGCAGGTGTTTGACGTGGCAAAGACCATGGCAAGCCTGCCAACGCTGCGCACGCTGGACTATGACGACCGGGGCAACTTCAACCCGCAAACCGTCCTAAGCCTCACAGGCGCACCGGATTACAAGGCGGCGATTCGTGACCGCTTGGCGCATACCACGATAACCGAGACACCGGACATGGTTGAGGCGGATTCATTGAGCTTCCATCAGTGCAAACAAGCCTGTCTGGCACACTTTGGTCTGGGGTTCCTTGATGCCATTTGCCGTGGTGAAGCCATTGGTATGGCCGAAAGATTTGAAGAGATGTTGTCCGTACCGGGCAGCGTGTTTGAGGTAGAGCAGGTGTCTGGCGGGTTCTCCGGCTACACCGAGAAAGCCAAGATTCGGATTAATGGCGCGCAATGTGGCCTTGTGGCGTGGGGCGCGGCTAACGGTGGGTGTTACCTGTCGTTCTCCGGTAAAGGCACGGCAGCACTGGACATGGAAAAGGTCTATGCCCTGCTCTCTGGCCTGCCCGGCTGCAAGCTGACCCGTGTCGATATTGCCTATGACGATTTTCAAGGGGCGGCGTCGGTTGACGTGGCAAGGGAGATGGTCGAGCGCGGGGATTTTATTACCCGAGGCCGTCCGCCTGCTTACCGCTATATCGAATCCGGACAGGTTGAAGCCTCTAAGGGCGTGGTCTCTGGCAGTGCTCCGGCACGTTACAAGATGAAAGCCACCGGAGGCCGGACACTGGAAGTGGGTTCCCGTGCCAACGGCAAGATGATTCGCATCTACGAAAAAGGCAAACAGCTTCACTCCGAGGAGTGCCCGAACTGGGTGCGCTGGGAAGTGCAGTTTGGCAACAAAGACCGGGTTATTCCGTTTGCCATTCTGACCAACCCGGATGCGTATTTTGTCGGTGCGTACCCTGCCCTTGAATTTGTGGCGGTTGAGGAAGTCTGCACCATTGAGACCAACCGCCAGAAATACTTCCTGTCGGTGGAAACCGCAATCGAGAACGGCGCTATCCAGTGCGGGAAGCTGATTAATTACATGCGTCAGGTGATGGCGTTGGAGTCGGCAGAAATTATCAGCCGATTAACGCGTCACCTTGAGGAATTCGAGATACCCGAAAGGCTCTGGACACCTGTTTACCGACCCGGTGAGCTGGCGGCGTTCCATCCGTTAACCGGGTACGGCAAATAGTTTAACCACTCATACGGAGAGTATGGACATGTCAAAACTTGTTGTTACAGCTATCGGCGCGTCATTGGCCGAAGGGGTTTCCAGTAAATCCGGTACGCCCAAGCCTTACCAGTTCGCCACCGTCAGTTACCTGATTCCGGCCGAATCCTACGTGAAGAATGAGCACAACATTCAGCGTTGTGGTCAGCAAGTGAAGGAAATCAGCATGCTGCAAAACCAAGCGCTGTTTTCCCAACTCGCCGGCGTGCCGTATCCGTGCAAGATGGAATTGCACCTGTCCCCTGACCCATCGCGCCCTGACCGCAACATCGTGTCAGATTTCGAGCTGGTCGACTGATTAACCGCGAAGTGAGGTGTGTAAATGGCGGTATGTGCGCGGCTGGACAGCAACAACTTTGTCCAGGCGTTTACACCTCCTGACGGGCAGTGCCAACACTACATGCTGGTGACTGCCCAAGAATTCGCAGACCTGACACTGAGTCAGCGCTGAATATTGACACCGAGTTGTACGTCCTTGTGTCGGGCTACATTCTGGCGTCATTTGTATCCGGTCACGTGCTGGGGCGCATTGTTCGCACCTTTGGCCGTGGCTAATTAACCCAAGAAAATCGGAGTACACCCTATGAAATACATCAATGTTGTTAAGCGCTTCGGTAAGCAAGTCACTGCTGCTGGCGCTCTGGTTGCCGTTTCGGCTCCTTCTTTTGCGACTGGCGCATCCAACCCAACGGGCGACGCTATCAATGCCGCGATTGCAGCGGGTCAAAACAACGTGGGTCTGGTGACGGCGGGCGTTATCGGCCTTGCTGCCCTCGGCTTTGGCCTGACCATGATTGTCGCATGGCTGCGCAAGTAGTTGGTGACGTTGTCACCATTGCGCTCGCCATTTCTATCGCCGTTGCGTTCGTGACGGGATTTAAAACGGGCGTCATGTCTGCGTAGTTACAGGGCGGCTTAACCAGCCGCCTTTTTTATTGGGGTCGCGTGTGAAACGTCTGATAAATACAGTCTTTGTTATGGTTGCCTTTGTCTTTGCGTCGGCGGTACGTGCGGAGGTTGTGATTACTTATGTCAAACCCGAAGTGACGGGGTTAAAAATCGACGATGTTGTCACTAAATCCGCTGTGAGTCGTCAGGCCAATGCCATGATAGGCCAGTGCATTTATTACAAGGGGCCGGAGTTTGTCAAAGTCGAGCAATTAAGACATGAGCCCACACAGGTGAAATGGAAAGCGTGGAAATCCTATTCAGACAACAAATGCACGAAATCATGGTCAAGCGGGTATAACGAGGCGACGTTGATATCGTACCGTGATGGCTTCGTGTGTGCGCCACCCAAGGAAATGATTAACGGCGTGTGTCAGGAGCAGGAGGATTGTGCGGCCAGTAAAGGGATGACCGAAACCATTGATTATTTCCCCTCCCAGCTTGGCGGTTACCCCGGTAACTATTGCGGAAAAGACAACTGCGCTATGGCGCCGGTTTCAACCACCTGTAATGGGGCGACAGGCTCCGATGAGCAATGTACAGGCGTGTACGAATACACCGGGGCGGAATGCGCCCACGACCCGATAGCACCCGATACCAATGTCGATATTGGCGACAAGCTCCCGGCGCTGATAACTATTGCGATACCCCCAAATACACACAAGATAAGGCACAGGCTGAGGCTATGTGTATTGCCAATGCCCCCGAAGGTGCGAGTGTGAAATTCAGTGCCACTTGTAACCGGGAGCAGGAGCGCATGGAAACCGTGTGCGAATACGACAAGCCTGTTGAGCCACCCATTGACCCACCTGTCGACCCTCCGGTTGACCCGCCCACTGACCCCGAACTGCCCGACCCGCCCGGTGAAGGTGGTGGCGTTGACCCTGACCCTCCGCTCAAGCCTGACGGCATCTGTAACCCGGCCTTGGCCAACGACCCAGATTGTACTGACACAGGCACGGGCGTTGGCGGCTCTGGTGGTGATGGCTCAACCCCTAACCCCCAACCGGGGACAGACCTGTCGGGTATTGCACAACAATTGGCGTCGATAGACAGCTCGGTCGATGATGTGCGTGATTCCGTCGATGATGTTGCGGCAGGTGTCGGCCAGCTTAACGACAACACCGAAAAGGTGGTGGAAAACACCAAGGCCATTGAGGACAGCCTGACCAACATGGAGCAATACGGCCACGCCTCCACTGATGCGCTCAATGACATCCGGGACAAACTGGTTGGCGGCGGGACATTCAAACCCGGTACGGGTAACGCGCCGGGGTGTCTGATTTGTGGGGACGGCTTTATCGAGGTACAGGAGGACATCACCGCGATTAAGGGGGAAATCGAGCTGGCCATGAGCAAGCCCGTCATCAATCCGGGTGAGGCCACGTTTAACGCCGGGGTGTTTGAGGAATACAGCTTCACGCTTAGTCAGGGCGGACGGGACATCAAGGTACAGAGTCATTTCAACCTGCTTAACGACCATGCGGCCATTATCCGGGCGGCGGTGATATTCCTCGCCTACACCATTGCGGCCATGGTGGTGATGAGCGGTGCAAGGGGGAGCAAATAACATGGACTTTATCTTAGGGGCATTGAGCTACATCGGGGAAGGTATCGCGTCAGTGATAGCGTTCATCATGGCTATCCCTGACTGGGTGTCTGAGCTTTTCCAGTATGCGGTGTTCTTCGGTATCAAGATGTGGCTTGAATTCAAGTTGATGGGTATCGAGTTCGCCCATGACATTGCGGTGATGCTGCTCAAGGATTATGAGGTTTATACCCTGATTTCAGCGGCCTTTAACAAGATGCCGGACAGTTTGCGGTTCTTCGCCCACAATTTCGGGTTTGTGGAAGCGCTCCGCATTGTCGTGGACGGCTTTGTGACTGGGTTTATCTTGCGCATTACAGGATGGTGATGACATGGCCGTCTATTTCCGTCACGGCTCTAACGGGGCATACAAGACCGCCTATGCGGTGTGGTTTGAAATCCTCCCGGCACTGCGTCAGGGGCGCATTGTTGTCACCAACATTGAGGGCATCAAGCCGCTGGACGAAATCGAGAAATTGCTCGGTGAAAAATTCCCGAGCACTGCCCGGTTAGTGCGTATCTTTACCCGCTCTGAGGAAGGTGTCCGGCTCTGGCAGCAATGGTATTGCTGGATGCCAATCGGGGCGTTTGTGGTCATTGATGAGTGTCAGGACATTTTCACCGACCACGTGGGTTTCAAGATGCAGAAAAGTCAGTACCAGCCGCTTGAAACCTACCTCCCTGACCTGCCGGACGGGTTTGCGGAATTGTTCCACTCCCGCTGGCACCCGGTTGACCCGGACACCTTTGATGCTGGGGACACCGACGACACCGGGCGCACCCAGTTGGATGAAAACAACCGCCTGCTCTACCCGTTCAACTTTTACGGGGCGTTCATGCGCCACCGTAAATACCAGTGGGACATTGTGATGCTGACCCCGGATTGGACGTCGATTCCGACCTCACTCCGGGGCTGTGCGCAGGAGGCATTCAGCCACCGCTCAACCGATACGTTTTTCAGAAAGCGCAAGCCGCGCATCTTTAACCACTCCCCCAAAGCGACCTCCACCGAGCCGCCCAAAGGGGACAAATCCAACGTCTACAGCCGGAAAATCCCGGTCGATGTGTTTGCGCTCTACCAGTCGACCGGAACCGGGGGTTTTAACGAGTCCAAAGCTTCGGCCTCTTTCCTCTACCAGCCTAAACTCTGGCTGGCCTTTATCGTGTTCTTTGCTGCATTGGGGTATGTGTTCTATGCGTTTTCCAAGATGGGCGATTCTGCTGAAACTGAAATTACAACGCTCCCCGCTCCCGCAGGCATGCCGGGCGTTGCTGTCCCTGCTGGCGGTGTGGCTCCGGCCAGTGCGCCGGGTGCTGTGGAAACTGTGCCGGGTAGTGGCGGCGTGGCTGTTGGCCGCCCTGCTGTTGAAGCTGGTCGCGCGCGTGGCCTTGTTGGTGCTCACCTAGGGGAAATCAGCGCCATTCCCCTGTTCCATGGGGCAAAGTCGGTCTATGTGACGGCGGTGCAGGATGTGTATGAAAGCATTATGCCGGGGATGCGCAGCAAAGCCCGGACAGATATTTTGCTCCAGGTCGTGACTGAAACCGGGGATTTGTGGCTGCACTCCGATGTATTGGATAAGCACGGCTTTACCTTCAAGGTGTTTGATGTGTGCGCGGTGCAGGTGAGCTATGAAGACCATAGCCTGATGCTCGGTTGTCCGCCTCGGGACACCTACGCGCCCGAATCAGACTCCCTTCCATCCTCCCCCAAACCTGCCGAAATCTCCCTATTCGGTTAACCCGGTTGCCCCGGCAAATTTTAAGGCGCGGACTAGTAACGAGAAATTTGCCGGGGAAAACCACTAATGGCGCAGCATGTAAGCCCGCGCTGTGTGTCTCTTACATCCCTCCCGGCTGATTCGGGCGATACTCGCTCTTGCTGGCATGTTTAGACCTGCTTCACTTCCCATACTGAAAGGCGCTTTTTGCAATCTATATAATTACTGGTGCATATTGACTGGATGAGCGAAAAGGAGGATTTGATGAAAAAGCTTCTTTGTGGAGTTGCTATAGGGTTTATCTTATGTGTGGCTATATTGTCGGTGTTTGAAACAGATAAACTATCTAATTACGCAAACATTACAATTGCGATAGCAGCATGTGTTGCGACGTATTTTCATTATGAATCAATAAGAAACACTAGAACTCAAAGGATATGGGATACGAACAAAGACTTCCTATTTTCATTTTCGCGCTCCCTTTCAAATGTCATTCAAACAACAAAAGAATATCGAGATTATGAATATAGTTTGCTCAGCCCTCACTATCCAAACTACCCTGAACCTGTATGTAGTATGGAAGTGGATAAAGATTTTAAAAATCATTTGGCTGAAATGAGCACAATATATGATTGCCTAATAAGCAATGAGCTTAGAGAAGCAGTAAAAAATGTTGAAAATGAGAAGTTAGCTATTCAAGGAATGATTAATGATGATATTGCGTTAGTACCGGAAAATTACAATAGTCTTATTGAGTGTTATGAGACACTCGAAGAAGAGCTAAGAAGGTTTATTGTAAGGTTGTCTGGAATCGAAAATCTCAAGATGGCCTGACCCCCGTCTAGTAATACGGGGGGAAAGTCTCCCCCCTTACTTACCCTTTTCTAACCCAGCTTTTTGCTCTTGGCGATAAGCCTCGCCAGCCGCAATAGTCGCCTCACTCCCTGACGGTCGTCAGCGGCTCCAAGTTCTAATAGGTAAATGCCTGTTAATATGCGTTCCGGTGTCAAAGCGCTACCATCCGGTGCTTTTAGATAGTCGCCTACTATCTCCCAGCCTTCCCAGCCTTTGCCTATTTCCCTGCACGCCTTCAT